GAACGCCGCATTGACGCCGTCGTTCGCAAATTCTTGGAGAGTTGATATGCCCGCTAAGAAGCCTGCCTTCGTTGCCCCCGACAACTTCACCCTTGACCTGAAGCTTGATTCTCTGACGCTCGATGAGATTGACGCAATCGAAGAGATCACGGGTCAGCCGCTCGACGCGCTGAACAAGCCGGGTGCTCGACGCGCCCCGATGCTGAAGGCCATGGCCTACGTGACCATGAAGCGCAAGTACCCGGACTTCACCATTGAGGACGCCGGAGCGCTGAAGATCAACCTGAAGGGCAAGGGCAAGCCGGACCCTACCGAAGCCAACGCGTGATTGCTTGCGCACGTCTCGTGTCCCACTTCCGGGGGCTTACGTGGTCGGACGTGCGCGGCATGGAACTTCGAGATTTCAACGCGTTGGTTGAACAGATGGCTGAAGACATTGAGGCGGAACAGAAGCAACTTCGCCGGTCTTCGCGTGGACGTAGTGGCGGCAGTAGCGGCACGGCTAGCGGCAATGAGCGACGCACGCCGGTTATGACTTAGGGGGTGCGTCGTGGCTAAGCCGATTCAGGTCACAATCATGGGTGACGCTGAGCAACTGTCACAGACACTTGACGAAGCGTCGGATGAGATCAGTGCATTCGGTGAGACGGCGAAGGGGCTTGCCGCTGTAGCGGGTGGCGCTATCGCCGTCGGCATCGGCGCCGGTATCGCTGAGGCACTTGAGCGGGAAGCCGGGAACGACGTTCTGACGGCTCAGTTGGGCGCGTCTCCGGCTGAGGCTAAGCGGCTGGGTGAAGCGGCCGGAGAAGTGTACTCAGCGGGTTACGGCGAGTCTGTAGCCGACGCGAACGAAGCCCTGAAGAACCTTTGGCAACAGGGGCTTGTTCCTGCCGGAGCGACCGCCGACGAAATGGCCAACATTTCGAAACAGGCAATGGACGTGTCTACCGTCCTGGGTGACGACGTCGGGCCTACGGCGAATGCGGTTGGTCAGATGTTGAAGACCGGTCTTGCGAAGAATGCGGGTGAGGCATTCGACATTCTGACGAAGGGCGCCCAGGAAGGCGCGAACAAGTCGGAAGACTTGCTTGACACCTTCAACGAATACGGCGTTCAGTTCAAGGGGCTGGGGCTCGACGGCAAGACCGCAATGGGTCTTCTGTCTCAGGGTCTCAAGGGTGGCGCCCGTGACGCTGACCTTGTTGCCGACTCTATGAAGGAGTTCGGCCTAATCGTCCGCGCGGGTGGGGACACGGTCAATCAGGCGTACGCGAAGATTGGCCTTTCCGGCAAGGACATGACGAAGGCCGTTGCCGAAGGCGGACCGGCGGCAGCGAAGGCGCTTGACCAGACTCTTGACAAGCTCCGTGCTGTGAAGGACCCGGCGGAGCGTTCGGCGTTGGCCGTTCAGCTCTTCGGGACCCAGGCTGAAGACATGCAAGATGCGTTGTTCGCGCTCGACCCTTCGAAGGCCGTTGAGTCGCTGGGCAAGGTCGACGGAGCCGCGAAGACCGCCGGTGAAACCATGCACGACAACGCCGCGAACAAGATGAAGGAATTCACCCGGAGCCTGACGACTGGGCTTGTTGACTTCCTGGGCGGCACGGTCATACCGGTTGTCGAGACGTTCGCAAGCAAGCTGGGCGGCGTGGCGTCGGCTATCCAGACAACGGCGTCGTTCATCTCTCAGCACAGCACGACCTTCGGGATTATCGCCGGAGTGATCACGACTCTGATTCTGCCCGCGCTGATTCAGTGGGGCGTTCAGCAAGTCATTACCGCTGCGAGTGTGGTTACCGGCTGGGTCACTACGGCGGCGGCTTCGGTCACGTCGGCAGCAACCCAGGTAGCGGCATCGTGGTCGACCATTGGCGGGTGGATTGCTGCGGCGGCAAGAGCCGTTGTGTCCGGCGCTGTGATCGTTGGCACGTGGGTACTCATGGGCGTTCAGTCCATGATTCAGGCGGCTCGAATGGCGGCAGCGTGGCTAATCGCCATGGGCCCGATTGCGCTTCTGATTGCAGCGATCATCGGCCTTGTCGTCATCATCGTTGCCAACTGGGACACGATTTGGGAGTACACGAAGAAGGTCTTTCAGTGGCTTTGGGACTGGGTCAAGAAAATCTTCAATTGGCTGAAGGACCTATTCCTTAACTTCACCGGCCCCGGGTTGCTCATCAAGCATTGGGACAAGATTTGGTCGGCCACGAAGTCCACGTTCAACAACGTGAAGAACTTCGCGAAGGACGCGCTTAACGCCGTTGTCGACTTCGTCAAGGGTCTGCCCGGACGCATTCTGTCGGCAGCGTCCAAGCTTCTCAGTGCGGGCAAGTCGGTCGGCGGTTACGTCATTGACGGAATCAAGAACGGGCTTAGCAAGCTGGGCGGCTTCGCGTCGTCGCTTGCTTCCGCTGTTGGTCGCGCTGCCAAGGGTGCAATCAACGGAGTGATCGACCTTCTCAACTGGGCCATTCCGAACAAGCTGGGTTGGGGCAAGCTCAGCATTGATTTGCCGGACTCCCCCATTCCCAAGATTCGCGCCATGGGTGGACCGGCTTCCGGCTGGACGCGCGTCGGTGAGCGTGGACCCGAAGACGTGTTCTTGCCGAACGGCTCGACCGTCGTGCCCAACCATCGAACCGGCTCCGGTGGCGGCGTAACCGTGAACGTTCAGACGAACGCCGACCCGTTCGCCATTGGGCGTGAAGTCGCCTGGGCGCTGCGGACGAACCCGGCGTGACGACTACTCACGTGAGTAGTCAGGAAGGGGTGTTGAAGTGGCGGAGTTGGACGACTGGACATGTGAGTTTCGGGGGCTTGTCATGGGCGTACCCGACTCCGCCATTTCGATCGTTGGCGTTGACGGTCTTCTGTCGCTGCCCGACGTACGGTCGTCAGACCTAACCCTTGTGCAGCGAAACGGCTTGTGGCCCGGACGGGACTACCTGAACGGGCGCACGGTCACGCTGACGCTTGAGGTTTACGGGTCGAGCCGGGAAGAGTTCACGAACGCCCTGAACGCCCTTCAGGCGGCGTTTCAGGCTGGGACCGATGAAAGCCCCTTCAGGTTCCGTTTCCCGGGCGCTGCGGCCGATCAGACGGCTTACGTCATGGCGCGTGTGCGTCGCCGGTCGGCGCCCCTAGACCTGAACTTTGCGTACATGACTTGCAACATGGTGGTCGAGCTATTCGCTACGGCGCCGTACATCATCGGTGACGCGCCCCGTACTCAGACCGTGCGGAGCATCAAGCGGGATGTTGTGCCGACGGGCTTCGTTCCCCCGGCAACGGTCCCTTGGGATATCGCTTCCCAGGGCACTACGCCGGTTGATCCGGTGACCCGCTTCACCCAGTACGGCAGCGTTGCGGCTCGACCTGTTGTCACGATCACGGACGGCGCTTCACCGGTCCTGATTGATGACGTGACGGGCGAGTCATTCGCGCTGAACTATGACGGCACGGTGACCATTGACGCCGCTGCCATGACGGTTACGAATGCCCAGGGTGGCGACGTTAGCGGCTTCATAGCCGACGGCTCCGTGTGGCCGGAGTACGGGCCCGGTGAGCACCGCTTGAGGCTCCGCAGTAGAGACGAATACACATCGGCTACGGCCGTTCTTACGTGGTCGGATAGGTGGGTTTAATGAGTTCCTTTGCGTGGTTTCAGAACGGTGTCGGGTACGGCGCTCCGGAGCTTGCGAATTGGCACGGCCTGATTCACCAGCGGGGCGGCTTCAAGCACGTCTTCGCGTCAACGTCTGAGTTCCTTGCCAACTCGAATCAGGGCAACCGTACGGTCGCCGTTGGGGCGGGCAACGTCCTTGTCGGCTCACCGACGTCGGGCGCAACGTGGGCATGGTCGAGCGGGCAGACGGTAGCCATTCCGACGGCTTCGAACAACGACCCGCGCAAAGACCTGATCGTTGCCCGACTGACGACGTCGGCGGTTGAGGGAAGCAACGGCCTTGACATTCAGGTGATTCAGGGCACGCCTGCCCCTTCGCCCCAGGTTCCGGCGCGTCCCGACAACTGTGTTGCGCTGTGTGTGGTCGACGTTCCGAAGGCCACAACTACGTTCACCCTGACGGTAGTTCGGACGTCGGGCGCGTACGCCGATCAGTGCGCCATGGCGAACGGGCACATGTCGATTGACTGGGCGGGTGTGCTGCCTTCTCCGGCGTCGTTCCCGGTTGGCTTCACGCTGTACGACTACGGCACGAATCAGCGTTGGGTGCGCCGGTCGGCAGGCGATTGGTACACGGCTGACTTCTCCCCCTGGGTGCTTGTCACCCCTCAGAACTTTCAGGTTGGCGCGACCAACATCACGACGTCGGGCACGCTGTATGCGCGCGAGTCGTCGGCGTACTGGGAGTTTTCGGGGCGCGTCGACTTCAGCCCTTCATGGACGCCGACGGGCATTGTGTCGTCTATCGGCTCCGTGCCGTCAAGCGTGAGCCGCCCCACTCAGCACACGTACACGATCGTTGGCGAGTCGTATTCGGCAGGCTCGAAGAACGGCGGAACGGCGCGCATGGCGTACACGACTACGGGCGGAGTCGAATTGGCCGCTGACCCGAACGGCGCTATCTCTGCGCTGTACGTGAATGCCCAGCTTTCTAAGTCGCCCTTCAATGCCGCGTAACCGACTCCCTTCGTATAGGTAGGGGGTATGCATGCCTGAATTCGAAGTTCTACAGGTGGACGCCCGGACCGGCAACGTAGTGAATGCGTTGCCGGTTACCGGCATCCAATACAGCGAAACTCTGAACGCTGCCGGTACGTGCAATGTCGGTATGCCGCTCGACGCTGCCGACCCTGACACGCTTGCCCCTGGGCGCACTGCGCTTGTGGTGACGCGAGACGGCGAACCGGACTGGGGCGGAATGCTTTGGACGGCGACCGCTGACCTTGCCGCCGGAACGCTCACACTGAACGCGTCCGGGTGGCACAGCTATTACAGCGCGTGCTACCTGGGCGGGTGGCAACCCAGAGACGACGGCGGACGCATTCCCGGCACGTGGGCGGGATACAAGGGCAACAAGGATCAGGCCCTTCTTCTGACCGACTGGATTGAGTGGGCGAACGACAACGGCGGCATCGGCACTGATACGTCAAGGCTGACGACGACCGGCAAGATTCGTTCCCGTGAATGGGGCTTCGCTGAGTTCAAGAACATCGGTGAAGCAATCAATGAGCTTGCCGACGAAGACGGCGGCTTTGACTTCCGGTACGAAACCTTCATGCGCAGCAAGACGCGCGTTGGGAACCGGATTCTGAAGACGCCGCGCGTGTCGCTCGACTTCCCGACGCTGACCCATGGCGTTGACGCCGACGTGTCCCAGGTGGCTTACGACGGCAGCAAGCTTGCAACCCGCGCATGGGCGTTTGGCGCCGACATGGGCACGGGCCTGAAGCCTTACGCCAACGTGGGCAACGTGCTCGACGGACCGACGCTGACCCAGGTCGTGACGTACGCCGACTTGAAGTCGACCGCTGACCTGATACCGAAGGCCGCTGCGCTTGCCGCCGTTGGCCGACAAGTAATCGCCATTCCGACGCTGAACCTTTACCCGGGCGTGTATGACCCAGCGGAATTCATTCCCGGAGCGTCCGGCTTCGTGACTGCCGATTCCGGCTATGTGCGCTTGCTTGAAGAGTTCGTCATTACGGAACGGCGCGTTGATATCGACGTTAACGGCACGGAGACGGCGGCACTGTCTCTTGCCAGTAAGGAAGTGTTCGTAAGTGGCGATTCAAGCTAACGCCATGCCGCCTTCACTTGTGGCGGAGCTGAGCGAAATGAAGCGTCGGCTGACTGCCCTTGAGCGGAAGCCGAAGCTAGGCAGCGTGAATGAGCGCATGCCCTTTGGGTCTTTCCAGTCGCCTTCGCTTGAGGGCACCCAGGGTGCGGAGTACACGCACACCCTTGGAGTGATCAACTCGACTGGGCTGAATCAGCCGGTTCTTCTGTGCTCGATTCCGTTTCACATTCCTTGGAGTTCAACGGCGGCACTCGACGTGTCGGTGACCGTGTGGCTTCGGGACATGATCACCCAGGGCAAGACGTCTGAGATCACGATTACGAAGGCCAACGACACGACGCCGGACGGGGGCTTTACCCGAACGATTACGTGGTCTTGGCTGCACCCCCAGCCGATCGGCTTTGACGACCCGAATCAGTGGAAGGGTTTTGCCATTGACTACCGGGTGAACAAGCGCGTGACCCTGGGAAGCGACTCCCTGACGGTCGGCATGGGTAACCCGATGCTGATTACCGGCGTACCGGCAGGCACCTACGTTGAAGAGTCGACCGGCGGCAACCCGCGCATTGACGGCGGACTGACGCCGACGGACGGGGGCCCGGTGACATGGGCCTGAGCGACATTGTCAGCACGTCAGAGATAGTCGGCGGCGCGTGTCTCTTCCTGTTGCTGGTCTATCGGCAGGTGAAGAGCGGCGCGCGGGATGCATGGCGCGACGAAGCTGAGGCACAAACGGCGCGCGCTGACCGACTGTCGAATGACGTTCAGACGTTGGTTACCGAAGTGCGCGCACTGAGGGATGAGAACGCCGGACTTCGTAACGAAGTGGCGGAGCTTCGCGCCGAGAATCGTGAGCTTCGTGAGCACATCGACAACCTGATTGGGGGCGCACGTGCCGATTCCGAATGAGATTCCTACCGTGCGAGTCACGGCGCAGTATGAGGGATTCGGCGGCAAGGGACTGAAGGGCACCGTTACGTTCACGGCGCCCTTCGTCACGTTCTCTGAGTCTGACCTTTTCCTTGCCGGTCCGGTCGTGTGCACGCTCGATGAGTCGGGGCGGCTTATCGACGCTGACGGAAACGTTGGCGTTCGCCTTCCTGCCACTGACGCGCCGGACATGAACCCGACCGGTTGGACGTACACGGTTAAGGAGAATCTGACGGGCGTCGTTGGCGCGCGCACCTATTCTCTGTTGCTGCCGAAGGACACACCCGACAACGTCATTGACCTTGCCGACGTTGCCCCCGCTGACCCGACTACGCCGACGTACGTGCCGGTTCCTGGGCCCAGCGCCTATGACGTTGCCGTGACCGACGGCTTTGAGGGCACTGAGGCTGAGTGGCTGACGTCCCTTATCGGTCCGGTCGGTTCGCCCGGTAACAAGATATGGACCGGCACGGCTTCGCCTACAACGGTCGGCATTGACGGAGACGTGTACTTTCAGCGCGTCACGGTCACGACCCTGGGCGTTGACTCGACGTCGTACAAGATGTGGACGAAGAGCGCCGGTACGTGGTCGGTCGCGACGGCAGACGTCAAGGGTTCCGTTTGGTACGTGAACAACGTCGGTACTCCGTCGACCGGCGTGCCGCTGGGTGACATGTTGCTTCGGTCCGACACGGGTGACTTCTATCAGCGTGACGCCGCTGGGTGGACGCTGAAGGGCAACCTGAAGGGGCCGAAGGGCGACACGGGCGCGACCGGTGCGGCGGGTGCTACAGGCGCCACGGGTGCGGCGGGTGCTCCGGGCGTCGTTCAGTCGGTCAACGGAATCAGTCAGGCAGCGGTCACGCTTACGGCGTCGAGCGTTGGGGCTGTGCCGACGACGGAGAAGGGCGCAGCGAACGGCGTTGCTTCCCTGGGTGCTGACGGCAAGGTTCCGTCGGCTCAGCTTCCGGCGGCTTCGGGCGGGGGCGCCGTATCGAGCGTCAACACGAAGACCGGTGACGTTGTCCTGAACGCTGCCGACGTTGGCGCCGTTGCCACTACCGCGCTGGGTGCAGCGTCCGGCGTTGCAACGCTCGATTCGGGCAGCAAGGTTCCGACGGCTCAGATTCCGTCGCTGACGTCCACCTACGTAGCCGTTTCAACTAGGGGCGTAGCGAACGGAGTTGCGACGCTCGACGCGTCCGCCGACGTTCCCATTGCTCAGATTCCCGACACGGCGCGCAACACGTGGACGCCCCAGGCACTCGGCTTCAAGGCATGGTCGTGCGACCCGGGCGGCGTGGCGAACCCGGCAGCGAAGTACCTGAAGACTGGGCGCTTGTTCCTGACGGGCTTCAACATCACTGAGTCGACTACGGTCACGAAGATTCTGATGTTCGCGCGCGGGTATGGCGGCGTGCCTGCCGATAGGTACATGGCGGGTATCTACCGGGAAGACGGCACGCGAGTCGTGGCGTCCGCTGCCGTAGCGCTGACCATGGCTGGGCAGGAAGCCGGAACGCTTCCCGCCATGGCGTCCAACCACATCGGAGCCGTACCGATCACGGTTACGTCGAGCACGCTCACACCTGGGCGTTACTGGGTCGCGTGGATTCAGACAATCGGCGGCACGGCTGACTTCGCCTTCTATCACGTACAGAACGAAGCGCCTGTTGCAACGGCCAACTTCTTCAACACGACGACCCCGTTTGCACGTGCCTGGTATCTCGACGGTCAGTCGACGTTGCCGACGACGGTCAGTCAGACGAACGCCGCTGCGCTTGCCGATCACGACATTCCCATTATCGCGCTTGCCTAGTCACCGACTACTCACGTGAGTAGTCAGCCCCTCAGTAATCCGACTGGGGGGCTTTGTGTTGCACAGAAAGAGAGCACACGTTGAGTCTCGCAAAGGTTCTGTCTATCGCGTCCGGCGAAGTCGGCTATCACGAAGGCAAGTCGGGCGGACATTGGAACAACTTCCAGAAGTATTCGCCTGCCGTTCCTGGGCTTGAGTGGTCCCAGAATCAGGCATGGTGCGCGACCTTCGTGAGCTGGGTTGCGCTGAAGGCCGGAGACGCTGAGCTTTTCCCGCGCACCGCTTCGTGTGCAACGGGCGTTTCTTGGTTCCGCAACAAGGGGCGCTTCAGTGAGTACCCGGCGGTTGGCGCTCAGGTGTTCTTCGGCAACGGTGGCGGCTCGCACACTGAGATAGTCGTTTCGTACGACGCCGATTACGTGTACACGGTCGGCGGCAACACGAACGCGAACGGCTCCGCTGAGGGCGACGGCGTGTATGAGAAGAAGCGCGCGCGGCGTGACGCGTACCTGTACGGCTACGGCTACCCGGCTTACTCCGGCGGCTCCGTCTCCGCTGACCCTGACGCCGCGAAGTACGGGTACAAGGTCAAGTCGACCGGCAAGCTTTCCGACGTGACCGGCTCGACCACCACGAAGCCGACTACGCCCAGCAAGCCGAAGCCGTCGTATGAGCCGTTCCCGGGCGTGGCCTTCTTCAAGGGCAAGCCGAAGTCGGCAATCGTCACGGCCATGGGCAAGCGGCTTGTTGCCGTCGGGTGCTCCGCGTACAAGGTCGGTCCGTCTGCCCAGTGGGGTGACGCCGACAAGGCTTCGTACGCGAAGTGGCAGCGCAAGAACGGGTACACGGGTGCCGACGCCGACGGTTGGCCCGGTAAGACCACGTGGGACGCGCTGAAGGTTCCGAAGGTCAAGTAACACTCTGTCATTACCGCGGTGGTCGGCATGTCCTATTTTGCACGTATTCAGGGCATGCCGGCTCCGGCCATTTCGTCACGCACAGTAAGGGGCTCGCATGGGTGAGCACAGCAAGGGACCGGCCGGTATCGGCGTCGTTCTCGACTTCGTCAGGAAGCATCGGAAAGCAATCGTCGGCTTCATGGCGGGTGCCGTCGCTGCCGTGACTGCCATCAAGCCGGACTTTCCGGGGGCAGCGGTCATGAGCGCCGTACACGTCCTTGTCGGAATCTAGGTAACCGACTCCCTTCGTGGCGGGTGTAAGTGCATTCACCGCGAAGGGAATTCGGCAGTGGCCTATTACAAGTCCATTGGTCTTATCGGTCCGGCCCAGTCGGGCAAAGACACGGTCGGCGGACGGCTCCGGCAGCGTTACGGATATCAGCGCGTCGCATTCGCTGACCCCTTGAAGGCGGCAGCGCTTCGCGTTGACCCGATCATCCCGACCACGTACGGCGTTCACGTCCGGCTCACGAAGCTCATTGCTGCCGTCGGCTGGGATTACGCGAAGGTGACGTACCCGGAAGTTCGTCGGGTGCTTCAGCACGTCGGGCAGACGGTTCGCGACATTGACCCCGGCTTCTGGGTCCGTGCCGCTGCCCCAGCTATCGACGCTGCGGAGCGCCTGAACCTGCCGGTTGTCGTCACTGACGTTCGGTACGAGAACGAAGCCGTGTACTTGCGTGACAGGGGCTTCGCCACGATCCGGGTTACTCGACCTGGGGCCGGAGCTACCGGCGACACAGCGAAGCACAAGAGCGAAACGGAGCTTGAGAACTGGGCGACGGCGCTGACCATTGCGAACACGGGAACGCTCGATGAGCTGAACCGGATCGTTGACTCACTCCTTCTCCCCCGGAGCCGCTGACACGGGCCCCCTACTGACTGACCCTCAACCGGGTTGGTCGGTAGGGGGCTTTCGTCGTTTGGTCACGGGAAGGTAAAGCTTTCTGTCTACTCACGTGAGTAGTCAGAAAACGGGGGGTTGGCACGCTAGGCTGAGCGCAGCACAGCGAAGACGACGAAGGGGCGGGGCGAATGTTCACGGTCAAGTACAACCGGACGACCAACCACATTGACGGGCTTGCGATTCGCTCGACCGGCGGCGGCAACGACATGGGCGACCACGTGTCGGATTACGCCCTGAGCGCCTGCCCGTCGCTGACCCGGTACAACTTCGCCAACGGCGCCCAGTTCGAAGACGTTGAAGACGCCCTTGAGGCAGCGCGTAAGGCTGGGGGTCGCAAGCTGTGCAAGCACTGTGAGAAGGCCGCTGAAGCCATGATTGAGGCTGAGCGCGTCGCCCGTGAAGAGCGCCTGAACCGTGACCCGCGCGGTGACGAATGGATGGGGCGCACGATCGGTGACGCCGTGACCGTGACCCTGAACGGCCGGACGTTCGACACGGAGCTGACCGGCGCCGACCACATCACGCCCGGGTGGACCGTCGCCTATGTGGACGAAGCCGGGAACCGTACCGACTCATTCGTTGTGGTGACCGACGCCGACATTGCCGAAGACGTGACTACTCACGTGAGTAGTCTGGTAGAGTCGGCCACGCACGACGACGACAACAACGAAGGGGGCTCCACCATGGCCGCGAAGAAGCTGAAGCTGAAGGACGTCCGGGGCGACATTCGGATTGGCAGCGCGACCGGTTCCAACGGAACCATGCACGCTCTGAAGGCGGAGCTTGACGCCGACGGCCGGAACGTCACCTACTGCCCGACGAAGTTCAAGACGCCCGTTCGGTCCTTCGGTCCGGCCATGGATCAGAAGCCCGAACTTGAGCTGTGCGCCGGTTGCTCGAAGGTCGTTCCGACCGGCGACGTGATCGTGACGGAAGAGCCGGTGAAGATCCCGGGTCTCAACCTGACGGTCAGTCAGAAGAAGATCACGCCCGTTGAGGGCGCCAACGAAGGAGAGAACGTCATGCCCGCTGCGAAGAAGACCGCTTCCGCCACTGAGCCGACCCAGGACGTTGACGCTCAGATCAGCCGCGTACATGAGCACGTGGACGCAATCAAGGCCGCTGAGTCCGCCGACGTCGCTGAGGCGAACGCCGGGCAGGCGGAAGACGTCATTGCCAAGCTTCCGACGAAGCACCGCAACACGCTGCGAGCGACCGTGTCTGAGGCGAAGAAGGCGAAGCTTGCTGAGCTGAACCCGGCACCTGCCGCCGACGCCCCTGCCGCCGCTACTGCCCCCGCTGCGCCTGCCGCGAAGAAGACGGCTTCGAAGGCCGTTGCGAAGAAGGCCGTTGCCGAAGTGGCCGAAGACTTCAACAAGTTCGACGGCGTGACGAAGCTTGTGAAGGACGGCGTCAAGTTCGTCACTGAAGGCATTGACCTGGGCCTGAAGATGACCAGCGTCGGTGAGCGTCTGGCACACACCATGCTCGACATGCGCACCCGCATCCCGAACACGGACGCGAACAACCTGCCCGACCTGACGTCGGTTCGGAAGACCACGAAGAACAGTCACAGCGCCGTTTGGGACGAAGTCCGGAAGAGCATTGCCGACGACGACGTTGAGCGCCTGGGCGCCTTCAACTCCCTTCAGCGCGCCACTCAGAACAAGGCTTCGGACGTGCTGTGTGACTGGCTTGAGTCCTTCAACGGCCCGGACCGTGAAGAGACGCTGACGGTCATGCGGTCGCTCTTCCCGGGTGCCGTCGCGAAGCTCGAAGCCAACGCCGCCGCTATCGCTGAGGCTCAGGCCGACGCCGACGTTGACGAAGCCGACTACCCGGCGGAGCTGAAGCCGTCCGACGCCATTCGTGCGCTGTACGAAGAGAACGGCGTTGAGCTTCCGAAGTACGGCCGTACGGAGCTTGCCCGTATCGACCGGCGCGTGAAGAAGCTTGAGATCACGGCGAAGGAACTTGAGACGCTGAAGGAAGCCGACAACGCCGACGCGTCGAAGGTCGAAGAGCTTGAAGGCGCCCTGAAGGAACTGACGGCGGAGATTCCCGCTGAGTTCATCCCGGACGGCGACAAGGAAGAGAAGACCGAAGGTCAGAAGACGGTCGACGCGCTGACCCAGGTGAAGGCCGCTATGGAGAAGGCCGGTAAGCGCTTCGGCAAGGTCAAGAGCGCTGCCGACAAGCGGAAGGCGAAGGCGGAGCTGTACGCGATCATTCGCAGCGCTGCCGACGCGTTCGACCTTGACCTGAGCGCGCTTGTCACGTCGGACGACGAAGACTGACCAACCCGACCGCAGAGTGTGAAGCCCCTGGGAACCGACCCGGGGGCTTCGCCCGTAAGGAGGTAGGAACCATGACCGACGGACCGACGACGTACCTGACGGTTGAGTCACACGACGACACGGAGACTCACGCGCTCCGGCAGGGGGCAGGGGTGTACAGCGCTGAGTGTGGCGCCGTGCCGTCGTTCCCCACGGGTAAGGCTGAGCCGACGTGCCTGCCGTGCCGTGACGCCCTGGGCTTGCCGTCCGCCGTTGACGCTGCGGTGACCGAAGCACATGAGCGCCTGGGCGACGCCGTGAAGGACCGGCTACAGCGCTGAGCGCCCCTTTCAGCCCCTCACAGCCCCGTCGGGTCACCACGTACCGGCGGGGCTTCGTCACGCCCTTACAGCGGCACACACGGCTGACCTGGGGTGAGTGATGAAGTGACGCTGTGACTCTTTTCCTGAATTCACATAAGACTTCTCATTGAGTAAACCCAGCTCGACGCCACTTCGTCACAGCGTCACCACGTAGCCGACTCCCTTCAAAACAGGTAGAGACACCTACCGCTGAAGGGGGCCCACGTGCCCAAGATTCGTACCGTCTACCGTGGCGGAAGCCGGTTCTACGTCCACCCTGAGAACCGGGAAATTGTTCACCCGGGCGTGACGTCCGTTCTCGGAATGCTGGCAAAGCAAAACTTCCTTGCTCCGTGGCAAGCGAAGATGGCCGCTGAGTTGGCCGTTGACTCAATCGACTTCGTTGCCGACATGGCCCAGCGCGACCGTGACGGAGCCGTTGACTACCTGAAGGGTGCCGCGCGCCGGTACACGAAGGTTCGCGCCGACCTGGGCAGCGAAGCGCACGACCTGTTTGAGCGACTGATCCGGGGTGAGTACGTCGGACGCGTGCGCGCTGATCTGACGCCCTACGTCGAGCACTTCCGTGAGTTCCTTGAGGCAGTCAACCCGGAGCTTGTACGGGCCGAAGACGTCGCATGGTCGGACACCTACGGGTACGCCGGAAGCTTTGACGTCGTTATGCGCGTATGGCTCGACGCCGACGGCAACCCGACTCCCGACCGGTCCGGCACGCCCCATCTGATCATGGGCGACTGGAAGACTTCGAAGGCGACTTACCCGGACGTCGCCCTTCAGATGAGCGCTTACATGAACGCCGACTTCATCATTGACCCGGACGGCAACCGTGAGCCGATGCCGGAGTTTGACGGCGCCGCTGTGCTTCACGTGACTGACACAACCTGGGCGTTCAAGCCGGTCGAGACTGGGCCGGACGTCTTTGCTCACTTCCTGCACCTTCGCTCAACCTTCGATTGGGACCGTGACGTTTCCCGGAAGGTGATCGGCAAGCCCATTGCGAAGAAGGCTGGGGGCAAGCTGACGACCGGCACTCAGCGACGCGCGCGCTAGTCACCGACTCCCTTACCGACAACTGAGACAGACACACCCGCTCGAAGGAGAGAACACCTTGAACCGTGCGCTGAAGGCCGACCTGAAGACCCTTGCCGTTGGCGCTGCCCTGGGCTTCGCCTTCGCCTTCCTGGGGCTCATGGTGTCGGCGTATGCCGTCATGATCCTTGTCGGTATGTGGCACGGCCACAACGACGCCATTCCGGCGCTGGGCTTCTTTGACTCCGTGTACGGCGTCAGCCTTGTTGCCCTTCTGGCGCTCATCGTGGCGCCTGTGACGCGCGACTAGCACCCGGGGGGCCCAACTCCCCACACGTAACCCCTCAGTGCCTTACACGGGCGCTGAGGGGTTTTCGTCGTTTCAGCCCCAGGTCGACCGGCCCAGGTCACCGACTCCCTTACCCACAAGTGAGAGACCAAACGGGCGGCAAGCCCCGGCACCTGGGAGTTCACAACATGGCTAAGCGTTCCATCTGGGCAGGCGACGAAGACAACAAGCCGAAGAAGCGTGAGACGTACAGCGACGACACCGTTGGCCGTTTCCACTCCGGCTATTCGGAGCTGAACGACAAGGGCAAGAACGTGCCCGTTGCTATCTCTGAGTGGCGCGTGTCGACCGGTGAGAAGACCGTTGCCGACGCTGTTGCCCAGCTCTTCGGCGGCACTCCGGTCGAGAACGAAGAGAGCACGTCTGAGAACTTCATTGACGTCTTCACGGAGAAGGCCCGGGTGCCGATCATCCTTGAGGCCGACGGTATCCAGTGGGACATGAAGCACTGGGTGAACGGCAAGCTGAAGCACCACTGTGACGGCTTTGAGTTCAAGTCGAACGAGCGTGATGAGTCGCTGATTGGTGAGCCGTGCGGTTGCCCGACGCTCTTCGATGAGCGGAAGGCGGACGCGAAGAACGACGACGGCCCGAACCCGGCAATCACGGTGACCTTCAACCTTGCCGATGACCCGGAGCTTGGACGCTTCAAGTTCCAGACCGGTTCTTGGACGCTCTTCAAGGTCCTTCACGAAGCGGAAGACGACCTTGAGCGCATCGGCAAGGGTGGCGCTGTGCTCGCTTACCTTGAGCTTGAGTTGGTCGAGTACACGCCGAAGAAGGGCCCGATGCGGAACAAGCTCGTTTCGTATTACAAGCCCGTCGTCAACGTCGTGAAGGCGTACAACGACGCCATTGCCGACGACGCCGAGTGAGCACGCCGGAAGCCGCTACGCCCGAAGCCTGGGCGCGCGTCATGAAGGGGTCGAGTGACGAAGCCGTTCGGGCGCCACTGTGGCAGTACCCGCCGGAAGCGCGTCTTGCCGTCCTTCATGAGCGTCGCGCCCGGTTCGGCGTACCGACGGCAGACGACTTCGATCCGGAATATCACTAGTGGCCCAGCGCGGAACGGTCACCGACTATGCGGGTGAGCCCCTGTACGTCGGTGACCTGATCAACTACGCAACCCGCTGCGGGAATGGCACGCGCGCTACGGATGCAATCGTTCGGGAAATTGAGATTCGGTATGCCTACGGCAAGCGAATTCCCTTCCTGAAGGTGCAGCCGACCGGCGTTGAATCCCGAAGCGGGCTTGAAGCACGCAAGACGTTGCGCGCCGAATGGATCGGCACGGAACACGTACGCCTGTTGCGAAGCAACGTAACGGGCCAACCGAGAGACTGACGGACACAGCCCCGGGCGGAGCACCTAGCTTCGTGCCGGGGCTTTCCGTGTACTCACGTGAGTAGACAGGAAGAGCGAATGCATACGGGTGTGTTCATCGGGCCGGACTACGCGCCTGCCCTGGGTGACCTTCGAGCGCTCGACGCTGGGGACACCGTTTACCTGAAGGCTGGGGCGACTGACCGGCGCGACTGGGGGCGCTATCTCGACGCGCTGACCAACGCCATAACCCGGGGCGCTTCGGTTGTGTGGTGGACGTCGTGACCCATGAGCCGAAGTGTTCGTGTCAGCCGTGCCGGAACAAGCGCCGGAAGGCGTACATCAAGGACTATTACCGGAAGCTTCCGAAGGACAAGCGGCACACCCTGAGTCAGAAGCGTCGGGCGACGGCGTACGGGGTCGAGCATGCCGAGTATTCGCGCACAGAGATCATGCGCCGCTGGGGCTTCCGCTGTGCGTACTGCGACGCGAAGGCCACGCACCTTGACCACGTGCACCCGCTGAGCAAGGGGGGCGCCGACGCTGCGCACAACATGCTTCCGGCGTGTGCCCCATGCAACTTGAGCAAGGGCGCGAAGACGCTTGCTGAGTGGTCGCTGACGTTCGGTCCGGCGCGCGAGTAACCGACTCCCTTATGGGTGCCTGAGAGCAACTATCGAAGGGGTTCGTATGGAC